ATGGTTTTTGCCCGCCACTTTCCAGACTATCGGTTGTTCGTAATACGTGGTTGTGGTGTCTTTGACCTTTGCACCTACCGCCAAGTTTCCTAATTGTTGCGGCATTTTTCACCCTCCTTAAATAAAGTATTGTAATAAGCGTCCATGTTCTTAATTAAGTGATAGCAATTGCCGTTGCTGGCGTGTGCTCTCCAGCTCTGGTATGAATGCTTGACGCTTTCTTGCGTTATTTTTTCTTCATCTACCATGCCTCTAAACTTTTTGAGTTTTCTTTTTACGTTGTTCTTGCTTTTTCTTCGCACTTTTCTAATTACTTTTCCGCTTTCGGTTAAGTAAGTATGGAAGCCTAAAAAGTCGATGCCGTTACTTAGCGGAAATATTTGCGTTTTGTTGTTGAGTGTAAGCCCCAACGCCTCTATGTGCGCTTCTATTTCCCTTTTGCATTGCTTTAGGTACTCTTTATCTTTATGGATCAAATAAAAATCATCCATATAACGCCCATAGTATTTGATGCCTAATTTCTCTTTGATGTAATGATCTAAGTCATTGAGGTAAAGAAGGGCGAAAAGTTGTGAGGTCTGGTTTCCTATTGGTATCCCAACGTCCTCTGTGCTGTCGATAATCATATCTACCAACCATAAAACCTCTGCATCCGTTAAGTATTTGCGTACTTTTTGCTTCAAAATGTCGTGCCTTATGCAATAGAAATACTTTGTAACATCGCATTTAAGCACCCATCCGTCAACTCCATTTGATCTATAGAAGCTACGCATAAACTCACGTAACCTATTAAGCCCAAAGTGCGTGCCTTTGTTCTTTTGGCTTGCGTAATTGTCATATATAAAGCTTTTCGTAAAAACTTGTTCTAGTACGTTGTCGCATAAAGCGTGCTGTACCACCTTGTCTTTATAGCTGTTTGACATTACTATGCGCTCTTTAGGCTCGTACACTTTAAAAGTGCTGTACGGCGATAATGTATAAGTTTTTGTCTTTAACATCACGCTAAGTAGGTTCAATGCTTCAAGTAAGTTGACCTCAAACTTTGCCGCCGCTTCTTTCCATCTTTTGCCCTTCCTTGCTTTTCTATATGCTTTGTATAGGGCTTCAAAGCCATAGATCTTTTCATATTCTGACACTGTAAAACCTCCTTGTTGTACGTAGCCTATACCTTGCTTTTGCAATGTGTCGGCATCAACAATCTTGTATTTACCCTTTCGGGCGGGATGTGCTTTCCTTTGTTAGTGGGTTACTGCTTTCAGCCTTTCGGCGTACTCGTTCTCAATTACCACCAGAGCGGGCGAACCCCATTGTTGCCATTGAAAGCGTTGTCGTTGTTCAATGAACCATCGGAGTTGACATTGCGGACGTTGTTGGAGTTGGAAGCTACAAAGCACACCCCATGCGGTTTATTTTCTTTGGTTATCCCTCTTCTTCCAAGCTGATGTCATATATTTAACATAGAGTGCAAGTTTGCTCCAGCACTCACAACTTCCAGCCGAAATAAATTGCATTTCAAAGGATAGCTCTATAAAAAATAAAAGCTCTTTGCAATAGGTCAATGCCTTTGCTTGAAGAGCTTGCCGCTGTTGTTTTTCAATTGGGACGTTTAAATTAAGCTCATTCGCCTCTAATAAACATTCGTAAATATCTATAACCCTGTTTTGTATCCTGTTCACTAATGTAAAACGGTATTTTTTAGGAAACTTCGTTGTGCTGTTCGTTACTGTGTAAGTGTGCTTTACAAGGTCTTTAGCCTTCGTGATTACATTCAATTCCGATGGCTCTTTTCTGTCCTTTTCTTGAACCATAGATGCACCGCCCTTGCCTTATCTTTGTTATTGTGTCTGGGTTTCCATCGAATAAAAACCCTTCTTCTACGATTATTAGTGTTGCCGCTTCTCCTGTGTATGTTGTTCCAATGATAACTACGTTATTATCGCTACATTGTCCACAAGGTACGGTTAATTCTGTGAATAAGTTCCCTATTATGCAAGATAGTTCGGAGTTGGTACACGCATACTTTAACATTCGATCCGTTGTAATGGTATGTTCCATACGCCGCCCGCCGTTATTCCGTCAAGATCATCAAATAGTATCAAATACGGATTGGTGTTAATATCGTTAAAAATAACCTTCTCCAGCATCGTTACCTTGCTTGTTAGTCCGTCTATTAAATTTAGAATGTGCGTTTCTGCGTTTTCATCTAAAATATCTCGCAATCCGTTGAACCACGTTGTAAAGTCGCTATTAGCCTGTGTTTTGTAGTCTAAGAACCATGCTTGCAAGGCTACAAACTCTTGCCCGCCTTGTATTTTGAGACTTTCCATATAGCTTTTTAGTTGTAAAAACTCTTCATTGCTCATTGTCTGGTACTGGTTAAACCATGTTTCAAGCTGTGCGGCAAGCTGTGAAGTGTCTATGGTCTGTACCGTTTGCGTAACATATCCACATAACTCACTACTTAACCTACGATCTGTAATGTTTGCTTGTGTGATCTGCACCGCTCCGTTATTTACGGCAATATCGGCTAAAGCAAGCTCGTATATGTCCGCATCTCTTTGAAGCACTGGCGGCGTTGGTGAGCTGGCATTAGTTCCTTTTTTAACCGCAATACTAACGCTTCTGTTCGTTAAGCTCCAGCGCACTACTAATCTGTCAATCCTCTTCAATACGCCGTCTGCTGTGTCAATTTGTACGCTTATGTCGGTTGTGTTGTTGAAGAAGTAACCGTTTATCCACGCCTTGCCCGCCTTAACTGCTATCGTCATATCCACGCTGGCTTGTACCATTAAATTTGTGGACGGATTGGGGAATATTCCATTGCCTATGAATGAGGCGAAATACTCCGCCCATTCTTCCGCCTTATACTTTTTGTCGCCGTTTATGGAGTTGAAAAAGCTTGATTTTTGCATCTTATCACCTCATTTTATTTATTTTGTCAAACAGAGTTGGCAAACTCTCGCCAAAGGTTACATCAACATCGTTTTTGTTTTGTTGATACGTTTCTGTTATTTCTGTAATTCTGACGTTGATTTTAATACCCCACCTTTTATCAACGCAAGTAACACGATCTCCTATATCAAAGTCCTCTTTGTACTTTAGATTGCTAAATGCGTTAATTTTACTTGAGAAGCTTAAAGTTTCTGCGTATTGCTCAAGCTCTTTAGCGCCCCTTTGTCTTAGCATCTCAATATAGGTAGCAAGCGGCATTGTTATTTCCATTTCTCCGTCTTTGTACGTCTGGGTTATGTCATTTGCGTTTATGAATAGTTCGGTTCTATCAAGCCCGCTACTGCTTCCTACCTCTACTATTAGCCTCTCAATGCCTTCTTTTTCTTCTCCGCCTACATAACAAGCTGATCTAAGGTTTTCTACGCTGTTTGTAAACTCTTGCTCATGAATGTTATCGAACTCTTGAGAAAAGATGCAAGGGCGGTTTTCCGTCTGCTCTATCGTTAATTCTCTGCCTTTGTAAACCCTATAAACGTGCTTGAGTGCCTTTACATCGGTTTCTATAACAAAGCCTAGCTTAGCCGCCTTTGCTACCGTTTCAGAGGCAAGCAATACGGATATAAAAGGCTCGCTCGTATAATTTATTGTGCCGCTCCCTAAGTCTGGTTGGTTTGCTTCCATTTCAAGGAGTGGTATTGCTCTGCTTTGGTTCGATGGGTTAGCCACGTTTTCCGCCGCAAGTCTGTTTAAAATATTCTGGCTTGTGTTAGTGCTTGTGATCTGATTTAAAACAATTCTCTTATCTAACCAAGCTGTTACAAACCGCCCTTGTACCTCTATTTCCTCTAAGCCGTATACGTTCTTTCTAATGCTTACAAATTTAATTTGCGCCGCTTCTTTGTCGCCTTTTTTCATTACAAGGTTGTCTTTAACAAGTAGCTTTGCATTGAGTTTAGTAAACGGCACAAGCAACTTAAATTCTCCAGCGCTCCAATACCTACGTGTCCATAAAAAAGAGGTCATTTCATCAATTACCCCTAGCGGTGTTAGCTGTGTGTCATAAATATAAATTTCCAAGCTCTACACCCCCAAGTATTTATTATTGTGATATATGGACACCTCTAAACTCTCTGCGTTGCTTTCTGCCTCATATCTAAATAGGTTGTCCCCTAGCGAAAGTTGAATATACGTGCTGTCTACGTCCAGATACCTAAAACCATCGTTTACAACGCCATCTCTGGCTATTGTCACCTCTTTTTTTCCGTAATGCGTTGATGCCGTCAATACATCACCCGCTAGAAGTGTTAAATTATTGAACTTGATATACTCCCCTGTGTCTACGTTCAGTATTTTAGGATCTGTTACTGTTCCTGTCGCCCTAAAATCTATGCGCATTCCTGTTTTAACGTCACCAGCATTGTAAACGTTTACTATGAGTGATGGCTCTCTATATCCTAGCTCCATTCCTGTTTCTTCTGGTATTTCTAACTCAAATTCTAATGATCCAATCCAGCTCGCTATATCCGCTCTGCTCTCTGCAATTTCTCTCCAGAATGGATCTAAGCAAATTAACTGGATTGTGTAGCTTTGGAATATTGCATTTTTAACGAATATTGGCGCATTGTCTACCTTGCAATCTATAATGCGTACAAAATCGCCGTATTGATACGTTAGCGTGGCGTTTAGTTGCGGGTTTAGAACGTGGCTAAGCCATCTGCGGCGCTGTATGGTTGCATCTTTGCCACGCTCGTTAATATTTCCTATAATCTCTATCTCCCTACTCTCAATCCTGTTGCCTAAGTAGGTATCTCCATCTTGCCCCATGGAGTTAAAAGAATATATGGCGTTTCTAATATCGTTAAGCCCGCTAACCTCGTTTGTGTGGTAGGTGCTTGCGTGCGAAAACTCGATGCTTTCCCCATTTTCATTTGTATAGATCAGCTTTTCAATTTTCCTCATGCTTTACACCTGCCTTGCGATCAATTTAAATTGCTTTGCCGCTTCCCTTTGTTGTGCTACATAGTCATATTGCGGCGTGTAAATGTTCTGTATAACTTGTACTGAAGCTTTGCCGCTTTCTTCGCTTTTGGTTAGTTTGTTTTTGCTTTGATAGTTAACCTTGCCTTTAATGTCAAAGTCCGTTGGTATAGCTTTTCTTAGATCCGCTTCAACATTCTTCATCTCTTTACTAAAACCAACGTCTAACCCTTCTGCCATGTACCCGCCAATCTCTGCAAATACTCTTGATGGTGAATGTATTCCTAATAGATCTTTTACGCCATCAACTATACCCCCGAAAAAGTCACTTACTTTGTCTGTGAACCAAACTTTTAGCGATTGAATACCGTCCCATATACCATTTACAATGTTTTTGCCTATGTCAACAAAAGCACTCATGCCGCTTGCAAAGCCATTCACAATAGAAGTTATGATCTTCGGTATCTTTCCTACTAATGTTGGAATAGCACTTATTAAGCCGCTTCCCAACTTTCCAAGAAGTTCTACTCCCGCCGATATAATTTTTGTGTGCAATGTTATAAGTGCATTTAAAATCCCTGTAATAATCTGCGGTATTGCCTTCACAATCTCAACAATGATAATAGGCAAGTTTTCAACCAATGCTATGAATAATTGCACTCCCGCTTCTATAATCTTATCAATATTGCCTATTACCGCATCTATGATCCCGCTTATTATTTGCGGTATAGCATCAACAATTGTTAATATAATCTCTGGTAACGCTTGAATAAGTGAAATGAGAAGATCTATACCCGCTTGAATTATCAGCGGTATAGCTTCTATTACTGCTGTAATTATTCCGTTTATTATTTCTGGTATGGCTTTAACGATAGCTGTAATAATGTCTGGCAACGCTTCTACAAGTGAAGTTATTAGCTGTATGCCTGTGTCAATAATTTGCGGTATTGCCGCTACTAAAGCGTCTACAATGCCTATAATAATACTCGGAATTGCTTTTACTATAACTGGTATAGCGGCTAATATACCGTTTGCAAGCCCTGTAATGAGTTTCAATGCTGTATCAATAAGCATTGGTATATTATCTACCAATGTTTTTACTAAAAACATAACCAGTTCTACAATTTTTGGTATCAGTGAAGGCAACGCCTGTGCAATTCCGTTTCCAAGCCCTATTACAATTTGTAAAGCCCCATCTATCAGCAATGGCAACAACTCAATCATGCCGTCAACAAGGCTCATAACTATTTGTAAAGCCGCATTTATGATAACTGGTAGATTGTCTACGATCCCTTTTACTAATGAGGTTATCATGTTTACGCCCATGTCTATGAACGTTGGCAATTTCTCCGCTAATAGGTTTACAATGCTTGAAAGTGTGTTTCCTATTACATCTGCCATTTTTCCCGCATCGCCATTAGCTTGCTGTAGCCCTTTCGAAAACTCACCCAGAACACTTATTCCGTCCGTTGCAAGTACATCAAGAAACGGTAGGGCTATCATAGCGGCTGAGTTTTGAAGTCCACCCATGCTCGCCGTTAGTGTCGCCACCTTATCGTTAAAGCTTCCCAGTGCGTTAAGTTGATCCCCGCTCATTACCGCCCCCATCGCTACGGCTTCGTCTCCATACCCTTTAAACGTTGAAGATCCAGCTTCTATAACGCTGTTTAGCTCTGTTGCTGATTTACCAAGCAATGACATCGCAAGTGCATCACGTTCCGTTTCGTTTGGTATTCCCTTTAATGCGTCTATGGTTTCCCAATATACATCGTTGCTATCTCTTAGTGAACCATCGGTATTTGTAATGCTTACTCCAAGTTGCTTATATGCTTCTGCTACTGCTCCTGTTCCGCCCTTCGCACTGTCCATAGCCTTGATGTTTTTTGTCATAGATCCAGTTAAAGTACCCATTTCAACATCTATGAACTGTGCCGCATAAGCGTACTTTTGCAGATCTTCCGCGCTCTGCCTTGTGTATGTAGCCTGTGTTAATATATCATCTGCGTAATTGCTACCCGCAACCGTTGCCGCCGTTAAAGCTCCTGCCGCTCCAACCGCCGCCGTACCTATAGCCGCAATACCTACCGCAAAGCCTTTCCCTACTGTTCCAACGATACCGCCAAGCTTTGAGAACTTACCGCCGCTTTCGTCTGCATCGTTACCAGCTTTTTTAATCTCTTCTCCGAAATTATCAGCTTCTTTACCCGCTGTGCTTAATTCTTTTTCTGTTGTTTGTAGCTCGTTACCCGTCTTTATTAGTGCCGCCTTAGAGTTGTTTAACGCTATCTCAAAACGTGCTATTGCATCCGTATTTTGGTTTTCCTCCGCTCTAAGTTGGGCTAACATTTTCTCGTTTTCTTCAACCTTCTTTGCCTGCTCCTCAAACTGTTTTTGTAATACCGTTTGTTTAGCCGTCAAAGCTTCTGTACTTTTTTCATTGCCCGCAAATTCAGCGGAAACAAGCTTCATTTCGGAGTTAAGCACTTTAAGAGAGGTATTTATATCTTTACAAGCTTCTTTGTATGCCTTTTCTCCGCTCATTTGCAGATCTGTTTTAATTATTCTATCAGCCATATATTAGAACCCTCCTAACGCTTCATCAATGCCGCCTTGCCCCTGTAATCGCTCTTTTTCCTGTTTGAATTTATCTGGGTTAAAGCTTTTGTGTATCCTAAACAGTGTCATAATTTTATATGGTGTCATTTTCCAAACTTCCGCTTCTGTATATCGCAATAATGTAACGCCGATATATAAAAGGCGAGCAAGATCTATTTTACTTGCTCGCTCTGGGAGTTTTTTTCGTTTTCCTCTTCCTCGTCATTCTCTTGCTCTACTTGCGTTTCCTGTCCTCCGTTGTTACCTATCGTAAATGCTCTAAAAATTGCCTGTTGTACATTTATAAAATTGCCTGTATGAATAAGCTTGCCTACTTGCTTTTCTGTTAATTGCTCTTCCTCTTCCGCTCCTTCATTGATAAGCAGAGTGAGAAGCCATCTAACATTTTTTAACTTGTCTTTGCCGTCCATAATCTCGCCCAGCTTATCAAAGCCGCCGAATTTGTCTTGTATTTCATCAAGAGCGTTAAGACTGAAAAGCAAATGCCTTTCTTTGTCAAGCTCTATAGGGTATCTACCATCTTTAATTGCACTCATATTAATATAGAGGGCGACAAACGCCGCCCCCATCCTCCTTCCTTTATCCCGCTGGGGCTACATATTCTTTTACTGTTGTGAACCATGCAGAAGCTACCGTATCTGTTGGCAATCCTGTGTAATCAGCTTTCCACATACCGTCTTTATCACGCTTTATAAATTCGCCCTCTAGTTCTGGGGTAACAAAGCTTATGCCATCTGCTTTTGTTTCAAAGTTTTCATTAGGTATCTTAAACTTAACCTTGTAAAGCCATAAATAGCGATACTTTCCACCGCTCGGCTTTTTCGCCCTAAATCCCAATGCGATGTAAGGCGGTTCGTCATTCTCCCCAGCAAATATTACCTTGTCATTGTCGATATACTGCCCCAAGATTGCCGCAACGTCCGCTGGTTCTAAGTCATTTACGTTTAATTTGATGCTTCCCTTGACGAACTCTTTAATAATTTCGTCCACCGCATCATCTGCGTATAATACACCTTCTGCTACTTCTACGGATATTTCAGCTTTAATAGCTTTTGCAAGGCGCTTCGGTACTCCGAATGTTTCAACGCCCGCCGCTTCCGTAATGGTAGCCATATATAGATCTTTCAATCCTACTGTAGCCATGTTTATTCCTCCATTACTTTTAATGTGATTGGCACATGGTAAAACCCTGTGTCATTTTCGTAAATCTCTGCGTCTATGCTTGAGATTGTAAAGCCCGCTTGTTTTAGAGCTGTTACCGTGTTGCTTAATAATGTTGTGAAGTCTTTCTTTGTGTATAGATCCACTCTGAATGCGTGTATCGTATGCGTGCTTTCATCGTCTGCATATCCGCTTGGTTGGCTAATGATCGTCTGGAAGGTAAAGTAAGTGTCTGCCTTGCCTTCATACCTTAGCCTGCTAACTGGCTTTCCCAAGCTCTTTAATGCGGTATTTAGCGTATCAGTCACCACCACTTAACTCCTCCCATACATTAATCATTGCTTGATGCACTTTTTCTTCGCTTTTCATATTAGCGGTTTCCATCCATGGTCTAGCTGGCTGGTCGCTAGTTCCGTACTCGTTAACAAAGCCTACCTCTGCATTTCTGATACCCTTGTGGTTTTTACCTGTCGGGGATACCGTTATAGTGGTGTCCATTGAGGTAACTTTAACCTTTGAGGCTTTTATTGATTTTATTAGGTCGCCGCTATCTTCTACCTTTAGCGCTCTGGCTTCTGCCTTTTGCGCCTCTACGAGTATTCCAGCTCCAACCTCTAACATCTTCGGTATGGCTTTAGTTGCCATTTCGGATTGTTTTATGAACTCTTTTTCAATTTCATCAAACCCAACCGTATTAAACGTTGCCATCGGCTACACTCCTTTCGGATAGATCAGACAAAGTAAGCTCTATAAACTCTCCGTTTCTGCTCTCGTATGTCCTTAAAACTTTGTACCTTTTGCCTTCGAACTCTACAAGCGTTTCCTCTTCGTAGTCTTGCGCATATACATCAATTTTTAATTCTGCCTTGTATCCCGCTTGTTGGGACTTGTAGAACTCGGAGTACCCTACTGATTTTTTGTTGCAAAATATAGAACGGCTTTGCTCTATTGGTTCTTCTGCAAAGCCGTTCTCGTTTGTCACCTCTGTAGGCGGTACGGTTTTAATGAGAGTTATTAGATCACTCCACTTCGCCATTGTATGCACCTACTTGCGTGATTGTATTTTTTAAAGAATTGAATGAGCTTTGGAATTTCTCACTATCTGGGTTATCGTAACCAAAATTGGCTTTACAATACACTGTAACCGCCCTAATGATTAGTGGATCTCCTTCGTTGATCTGCGTTACTCCCGCTATCTCCAATTCCTTTTTGGCGGCTTCGATAAGCGGTACTATTTCCGCTTCGTCTAAGCCACTGTGCGTTATTCTCAACGCCTTTTTAACCGTTTCAAGAAGCGTTGTAGCCACTTATAAAACCCCCTTTGCTAGATTATGCCGCTTTCTTTTTAATTCTCAAGAAGCCGTTGTTTGCAACTACGTTACCACCGATGTATATTTCACCTCTGTAAGCTACCATGCCTTGTCTGAATTTGAAATCGTTTGAATACTGCACTTCTACGTCTGAGAAGATAACGTTTTTGTAGTTCTTAACATAGCCGTAAGCCATGCAGTAGTCGCCAACCGCTGTTGTTGCTTCTGATAAAGGCTTACAAGCTGATGTGATAACGAATGGGATTGTATCAATAGTGCCGCTGTTGCCATTTAGCTTGATTTCGTGAAGCTTCTTCTTGTCTGTGCCTCTTAATTTCGCCAATGCTTTTAAATCCTTTTTGTTTAGGAAGAGTACACAAGCGCCGCCGCCCTCTACGTCTTCATCGCCGCCGTATGAAAATACAATATCGTCTAGCGTTGTTTCGGTAAGTGCCGCATACTCAAGATCTGTTTCATCATCAATAATTGGGTTTGTTACTGGGTTATTGAAGATGCCGTTAAAGTGTCCGTCTGTGCCGTTTCCTACGAATATTTCTCTAACAATCTTTTTGTTAAGCGCTTTTCTGATTGCGTCTTGTACTACGCCGTCATAGTCTGCCGCTGGTAACTTTTGCATTTCCTTTGAGATCTCTGCGTATGCAGTGATTTTTGTCTTTGCAATCTTAGCGTATCCAAATACTGGCTCTGCTTCTACTGCGTCTGCGCCTTCTGCTGTGTAGTCGCCTGTGTCGTACCCTTTAATATACGGTTGTTCAAAGCTTTCGCCGCCTTTTACTGGCACTGTGTCAACTAAATCCATAACGCTAGAAATTTCGTTAAACGTTGGGTTAATTACGTTGCTTGCGTGAGTGCCAAGTACTGCTGATGATGCTGGAATTGTGATGGCTCTCATCGCTATAAGGTCTTTACCTCTTTTTTCTGCGGACGTAGCGTCTTTGTTGGTTTCTTCTTCTATGCCGTCCAGCTTGCGCCCTTCAATGTCGCCGTCTTTGATGTTTTTAAGTACCTTGTTTCTTAACTCAAGCTTCGATAGATCTGTTTCGATTTGTCTGTGCTCTGCTTCAAGCGCCGCCACGTCTGCTTCTGGCTTTGTAAGTTCCTCTGCAATTTCTCTAAGTCTTTTCAATAATTGTTCTTTCATAGTCCTTAACCTCCATAATAGTTAGTAGTTGCTTTTACTCTGGTTTGTAGTACCCTCTTCCGCAATTCAGCCGCCACCGCCGCTTTATGCTCTTTCTCCAACTCCTCTTCAAAAGAACTCCTTGCAGATAATGAGGTTGTATCGTAGGCGGGAATGTCCACCGCCGAAACGTCATATAATTTTTTGACTTTTAAAACCGTTCTCATGTGTTCATCAAGATTATATGAGCTTTCTTTGATTGTAAACGCAAAGCTCATGCGGTCTATGTAGCCACCGTTAACCTCTTCGTAAAGCTTTTTGCCTTCTTCTGTGCCGTCTAGCCTTGCTCTGACGTGCAAGCCGTCATTTTCTACCCACACTTGAAGCGTTTTGTTTCTGGTTCTAGCCATTACCTTTCCGCTGTGGTTGTAGTTAAAGATAATGTCTGACATATCAGCGCCATCAAAGGCTAATCGGTCTATTTGCTCTTTGTACTCGATTCCGTCATACTCAAAAAGCACCGTTGGCGCATTGAATGTTGCCGCCACGCCTTCAATGTATAGCTCTTGCGTGCCGTTTTCCGCTGTCGCTTCTGCCGCCCTTAGTTTAAAGTCTGTGAATTGTCTAAATTCCCTATCCTTTCTTGTCTGCGGCTGGTTCTTTGTTTTCTCCATCGTCTTTCGCCTCCTCTTCTTTTTGCTTGTCGCCAAGCTGGTATTGATCTGCTTTTTCTGCGTTAACCATATTGAGGGTTTGCACTCTTCTTTTTCCCTCATCTCCGCCCAGGGGCGACATATTGAATATTTCTAATATCTGGTCTATTGTAGCCGCTCCAATGTCTGTTAAGAACTTCCCAACGGCTATTTTAGTTGTGTTGCTTGCATATTGAAGGCGATTAGCCTCAAATATTATTTCATTTCCAAACTCACGCTCTTTTTGAGAGAACAGTTTTTCTGTAAATTCCTCTGATAACTGGATCGCTAGCGGCTCTATTGTATTTTCGTAATATGCGTTCCATGTTTCTTCGTTGAATTTGCTTTGTATAATGTCCTCGCTCACTCCGAAATAAGAATAGATCCGCTCTTTTGCTCTGTCCATCTGTGCGGCATTAGGTACGTAGCTTTCTGGTTTTACTTGAGTCGCTTCATAACGTGGATCTGTTGCCGCCGCTCCGCCGCTATTCTCGATATTCAAGTAGTTTTTAACAAATTCATCAATCTGCTTTTGTTTGTCTGTTGGTTTAAGAACGTTGTTAAACTTTAATAGCCATCTGATTATTGCAGATTTCTTAATGGCATTTATAACGCCCTTGTCCGTGGTGTTGATTACTTCCATGATTGTTGATAATGTCTTTTGATTGCCTTCTCCGAATACGTCTTTTTCGTCAAAGTGCATTCTAATGTGTATCAATTCCTCATATGCTACCGTCATTGTTTTACCATCTGCTAAATAAAACTTTATGAAGTAAAACCCTCTAGCCTCTATAGCCTCTACCCTGTTGTATGTTACTGGGTATACACCTTCTGGAAAGCCATCCACTCCGAATTTTATTAGCGCAAAGGCATTGTTTTTCTTGAGGCAATTTGTAACCATCTTGTTAATGAAAACTGACATACTCATGTACTGATTAGGTCTGGTGAGTAGTCTTTTTATTTTTGGTATCGGGAATACATCGTACCTATCCCCTGTTTTTCTAATGTGCTTCGGGTTTAGTTTTCCCGCATTCTTTGCATTTGTCCATATAGCCGATCTAACTATATCGCTATCGTAAATATTGCCGCTCCAATCTCCGAATATGCTTGCTGTGTCGCCTTCTGTTTCTATGGCAACCGTTATTCCTTGGCTTGCGGCGCTTTTTCCGAATAGCTTACTAAATAGCCCCATCTTTTCACCTCCTATATAATCATGTTTTGATAATCTGTTAGCTTGTCTAGCAGTACCACATAGGCGTTAAGTAATGCGGCTGTTCCGTCTATCCTTTGTCTTGTGATGCCTTTAATCGGCTGTATATTTCCGTTCCTGTCCTTGTCTACTACCGTATTGCTCAAGCACCATTTATCTATTGGGTTGTTGTTGTATATAATTTTTTTAGATTTTAGATCTGCTTCAAGCTGGTACATTGGGGAGGATAGAGTTTTCTTGCCTTGTATCACTGGTATCATTGCTTGCTTTCCGAAATATCCCGCCATTTCATCCACCCAGTATTTAGCGCTCCAACCGTCATAGCCTATATACGGCAAATATATTCCGTATTTTTCTTGCACCTCTACAAACCACTCTGTAACATACTTAGGATGCACGCTATTTTCTGGTGTAACTCTTAAATATCCTTTCTGCAACCAAGTGTCATACGGTATCTTATCCTCTTTAACACGATCCTCTAAAAGCTCTTCTGGCAACCAGTACATTTGCAGTACGTAAACTTTAAGATCGTTAGGTATCATAAAAATTACCTTCGCCGCTGTGAGGTCTGTTGTTTTCGATAAATCCGCACCGCCTATTCCGTATTTTGGTTTTAGCGTCATGACCTCGAATGTTTTTTCATTGCTTAGATCTTCAAAGTTAAGCCAAGCGGCTTTTGATGTTTCTCTTATGTTGAAGTCTTTGGTTAGAAGGTTCTTGACTTGCCCGCTGTCTTGCTTTGCTCTGTTAACTTTTGTGGCAAGCGCCGCTATATTTTTTGTTGTTCCTAGAGCTGGGTTAGCCTTTTTCCATTTTGTCGGATCTGTCCACTCATTTCTATTATCCAGCTCGTATATAATTGCTAATAACCTGTCGTCCTCAAAGCCTTCTACCTCTTCAACTACTTTGCTTGCGTAATCGTATTTATCATCATAAATACACTCTCGCACCGTCCCAGCTGTTGTTGTGATGAATATTAATGGTTGCTCTCTTGATGATGTGCCATCTACGATAACGTCATAAATGTTTTTATCTTTTATTGCGTGTAGTTCGTCTATTAGTCCGCCGTGTACGTTTAAGCCGTCTAGTGTGTCGCTGTCACTACCAAGCGGTTTAAATACTGCATCGTATCTATCGCAAACCATTTCGCCTACAAGGGCTTTAATTCTCTTTGAAAGCGCAGAGGACTTTTTAACCATCCTCTTTGCCTCAAGCCATATTATCTTTGCTTGGTCTTTTTTTGTTGCGGCGCTGTAGATCTCTGCGCCCGCCTCTCCATCCGCAACCATTAGATAAAGCCCGACCGCCGCCGCTAACGTAGACTTGCCGTTTTTTCTGGCGACTACTAAAAGCACTTCTGTAAATTGCCTATTGCCTGTGTCCTTATCTACAAATCCGAATGTTGCCGCTATCAGTGCCTTTTGCCATAGCTCTAATATAAAAGGCTTCCCAGCCCATTTGCCTTTTGAGTGCTTGCAGTATGTTTCTATGAAGTCTACGGCATGATTGCCTTTTGTATTATCAAAAATATATTGACCGCTGGGGCTGTTGATTCTGTTGGCTAACTTTTTGTAAACCCTCCGTACTTTTGATGAAACTATTTCATCGCCGCTATCTATCGCTTTCCAGTATTCCAGCACCCAATTATTTTTAATGTCAATCATAGAGCTTACTTGCTTTGTCTGAATTTCTCAAACTCATCATCTGGCGGCAAGTTCCCTTTGTTGGGTATCATGTCGAAAAGCTGTTTGCATACGGCGGCGTATTTTTGAACCATCGTGTTATAAGTCCTTACCGCTGGACTTTCTCGCATGATAGAGTATTGCCCTTGTTGCATTTCGTCAATTATTCCGTTGGCATCTATGTAATCTCTCAACTGTTTGAGCGTTGCTCTCATAAATGCGCTTTCATCAACTAAACCCTCTGCTACTTTCTTTTTATCTTCTGCTAGATCTGCTAAGAGTACGTTAAGTTTTTTCTTTTCAGCCTTAACCGTTCTAGCTTTTGCCTTTTTCGCTCCATCGGTTGTCATAAAATCAAGATCCATAAAATCACCAACTTTCATATGAGCTTTGGGGGAGGGGGTTATACAAACCTCCCATGCGTTACTTGGAGGTATCCTCTACGGTGCTAAACTCCTTCTTGTATCCTTTTCAATAGGGGGGTATGCAATGAGATTGCCGTCATTATCAAACATTAAACCTTCTCTTGTTGGGCTGTTCCCATGTGAGAAGCCATGACAACTCCTACACTCTAACCGTAAGTTATCAAAGTTCAATGTAATGTTTGGATCGTTAATGTTCTTGCGGGTTAACGCCTTCTTATGGTGTACGATCTCGCCCGCTTCTCCGCACTTTTCGCAAAGCCCATGTACGCTTTGTTTATATGCTTCTCTGCATTTCTTCCAAGCGGTACTATTATAAAAGCTGTACGCCCACTTCTGCATCGCCTTTCCTCCAGAATAAAATAAAAAGACTTGAAGCACCCGAAACGCTACAAGCCTTTTTGCTATATAAATTTAATTCTTTATAACATATTAGCATAGAAAAACTGTGAAAACTTCCCCTCTTTTTCCCATATTTTTTAATACTCTTCTATGCCGTACATGTGAATAGTAAATTTATATAGTGCTTGATCCTTCATGCGGTAGATCTGGCTTTGTTCTACTCCCAGCTCCTCTATTAAAGTGTCAATATGATCCTTCCTCCTGTGGATAAAGAAACGGTCTAATACATGCCGCTCCGTTTTGTCAAGAGCTTGCAAGCCCCTTTCTATAATGCCTGCTATTATCCTGTCCGCTTGAAGTAGTAAGCCAAGGCGTTCACGCTCTACAATGTTGTCTAACATGTAGTCCTCCCACTTACTACCGCCGCCATGTACTGGGATCTTGTCCGTCTTAGCTCCCTTAATTCCTGTGAACTTTATCTCTAAAGCTTCTATACGCTCCTCTATGTTGTCTATGCTTGCTTTAAGCCCTGCGTATTTCTTTAAGTCCTGTACTGCACAATCTGACCACCTCATACGTTAAGCCCTCCTCATTGGTTTTTTATGCTCATAGTAGAATATCTCTTTTTTGTTTCTCGTTGCGTAATCCTGTTCCATATTCGCTCCTACGCTATCACTCCAGTTATGCAGAAATACAACGGCTTCACATACTGCAATCATTGAATAACAGATCTGCATATATTCGTGATGTTCAAAGCCAAGAGGTAATATAGCTGGATTCATAACTATATGCCCCTCTTCTCTTAATGCTTTTTCCGCTTCATCAAACTGCTTTTTATAATCTGGGTTTCCTGTAATCTTACCAGCTATATAAATTTTCAATTTCCTTGCCCCCTCTTATCTCACTGTATTTTAATGCTCATAATTACATAGCCTTCTGGTATCCCAAAATTGCCGCCCTCTAATAGATAAATTACTTTAACGTCAATATATTGCCCTGTATAATCCCGCTCCTCTGGTAGATATTCTAAGAGCCGCAATGTATCGCCGTTTTTATAACCTCTATCGTTGAACCTGTATTCAAATGTCTTGATCCCTCTTCTTACCGCATCGAATTGCTCTGGGTATATTTTAAGCTGATGATCTATTTTAGGCTCTGGCTTCTTAGCTTCCCTTGTGGTGTCCGTTTCGGACACTATAAACATTGCTTTTTCTGCCGCCCGCTCCGCTTCTATTGTTGCTTGCAATACTCTTACTGTTGCGTGTTCAGCTTTTTTAACGGCTTTATCAATTTGCTTTTCAACACGATCTATAGCCGCTTGCTGTAATTCCTTTACCCGCTCGGCTATATCCTTTGGCTTTACCTCTTCACCAGCGGCGGCGGAAGCGGCTACCGCCTTTTGTTCTTCTGGCTGGAGCTTTGAAGTTTCATAAGCGGTTGTTATGCCAATATTACCCGCCTTGAATTGCTCTTTTGCTTCATCGGTAAGGCTGGAGCTTATTTTTTCCATTCTTGCAATTTGCGTAGGGCTTGTTTCTAAAAGCTCCGCTATAATATCTCGGATCTTGCCTTTAAGCTCTAAGCCGTCCTCTTCTTTGGCTCGTATGATGGCTTCTTTCAACCTTTTAGCCTGCTCCGTTTCCTCATACGGTGTAAGCTTTCTGTTTAAGGCGTTTCCCATAATCAAGCTTAGCTCTAATATGGCTGGTGTCATTTCTTTGTAGAGGTATCTTACTTTAGCATCGCTGTTAAGCTCTCCACGCTCAATATTAAGAATATTGGCGGCGTTTCTTCTGTGACCGCTTACTATTTTGTACTCGCCATTTGTGAACGCTAATACTGTTGGTTGCTGTTGCCCTACTGCTAAGAAGGCATCCGCTAGATCCTCTATATTCTCTTGTGAATAAAAGTTGCTCTCTGTCGGTTTTGCTTCATAAGGGCTTAAAAATATCTCTTTAAAGTCCTTTGAGATCTCGCCCGCCTTTGCAGAGCTGTTCATAATGTCTAAAAAACTAAATTTCTTTGCTTGTGCCATAGTTAAAACCCTCCTTTCTGTAGGTACTCTCTCATAAACTTTTTATAATCTATAGCCGCCGCACTTCTGGGGCTATACTCTTGTACTGCTTGATGAAAAAATATGCTCTCTGTTGCCTTGTCGCTATGCCTTATCTTTGTTTCAAAGATCTTGTAATTGTTAGCTTTTAGCCAATCCACGCCCGCTATGTTGGCATCGTTTTCCCTGTAGTTGGTAACTAAAGTTCCCGCAAAGCGTATTTTACCGTTAAGAGCTTTGGCGTTTTCTATCTGGTCTATGATAATGTCTAAGCCCTCTAAAGCCCATTCATCAATCTTTAGCGGTACTATTACATCATCCGTCACCATAAGGGCATTGATAACGTTTAGTCCAAGATCTGGCGGGTTATCAATAATCAAATAATCGTACCCCGCTTGCTCTGCTTGCTTTATGATCCTGTTAAATCTTAAATGCTGATCGCCTGCCGCTGTCTTTGTGACTTCAAGAGTAGCCGTTAAAAGGCTCATATTTGCATTTATGATCCGCTGGCTCTTATACTGCGTTTCCCGCTCCAGAGCTTTTAAACTCGGAGTGCTTACGCCTAATAATTTAGCTGTAGCACATTCCGCTGTATCGTTGTACGCCTTATAAAACTTAGATAAATTGCCTTGCTTGTCATTGTCCAGCAAAAGAACCTTTTTTCCTTCAAGCTGTAAGCCGTATGCTATTTGAATTGCTGTAAAGGTTTTACCTACGCCGCCTTTGAGGTTAATAATGCTAATTGTTTTCATTTCCTTTCCCTCCGTTTTTCAAATAGTCGGTTATTATCTTAGAAGCTTCCTCCCATCCATAACAAACCGCCGTATAATATCCGTTATCCTCTAAAGCCTGTAACCATCTGTCTTGATTTTCAGTAGTTTTGTTCTTGCCTGCTTTAAGTTCAATGTATAGCCCATGATATAAGCCCCTCGGTACTGGTAAACATACATCGGGTACACCCGCCTTTACTCCCTCTGCTTTAAGCCGCTTCGCTGTTGTTATATCCCTCTTCCCGCCGTTCGGTATGTGATATAGTAATTCAAGCTCTGGCATAGCTCCAGAGGAAAAAGCCGCCCACCTAAACAAGCATATTTGCTCCACACTCTCACTTGCTGGAGGTATGTTGTACTTTGCCATCTTCGATTTCCTCCTGTATAACCTTAATAACCTCTACATCCTCTAAATCGAATGTGAATGCACAAGCTGGCTCGTAGTTCCCGCTTTCCCAATCCTCTATAAATCTTTCCTTCTCGTCTAAATACATTGGAAACGGTGAAGTTTGCTCCAAATGATACATAGCCAACATTATTTTTTCGTCTATGCTGTTATCCCAATTGCTCAAATGGTATGAAGAATGCTTATCATGAGCCCAGAGGGATAAATATAATTCCAGCCCATCAAAAATCTTGTTGGCTTCTAAAACGTTTTCAAAGTCTGCCGCCGTTAAGCTTTGTCCTTTATACCACTCCTGTAGCACTTCAATAGGCTTGTTTGTTTTCAGCTTCCCTAAAATTATTTTTGGCTTATACATCCTTACCCCTCCTTTTACTCTGTTCCTGTAGGTATGTAGCTTTCTTCATACTCTTGCACCTCGTTTCCCCAATAATCCCAGCCCTCTATTTGTTCTCTGGCAAATAATTCTATTTTCGGTAAATACCCCCCCATAAGCTCTACTATCTTATCCCTTGTTTCTGGCGGCTTCGCACTATGGCGGGTTAATGGAGATATGATTAACTGCCCT